GAAACCCATTCAGGGCACTGAACCGCCCCGGGGTAATCAGACAACTCCACCACTTCAATCACGTTTTGAACGATGCCGCTTGCATCAACAAGTGCTGCTCTCATGATTAATAAAACTCCCAAATTTGAACAATGCCACTATCACCGGCTTGGGCTCCACCGTATACCGATGGTCGCCCCCCCTGTCCACCTGTCCCGCAAAGTATCGGCATGTTGTACAAACCAATAACACTAGTTCCGCTTGCACCCTGACCACCTACGCCGCCATACGGAAAACTCGAAGTCCCTGCTGCTCCTGCAGTGCCAGCGTTAAAATTTGCTGCACCGCTCGCGGGAACCCAGTATGGGTTTTGAGTAATTGCAGAGGCGCTTGTCGTTGTGGCTGCGGCACCAGCAGCGCCACCGGCCCCATCAGCAGCACCCACGCCATTGCCACCAGCACCACCAGTTCCCCCACCACCGCCACCGCCAGCGGAAGCGCTAACGGTCCCTGCGTTTCCGCCATTAAAACCATTGCCTGCGCGGCTTCCTCCTGCTCCGCCGCCGCCGCCAGCATTATTACTTGAGGAACCACCTTGACCTGTGCCGCCTGTACCACCAGTAGCGTTAAAAGTGCCGCCAGAGCCAACGCCTCCAGACGAGCCTGTTGCAGTGGTCACGCCGTTAGAGCCCGTAATACTGATTGTGTCAACTGTCGTTGTGCCACCAGCACCACCAGCAGTAGAACCTGCCGCACCAATAGTAATAACGTAGGACGCGGAAGGACTTGAAATGTACTTTTCCGAATATCCAGCCCCGCCAACACCGCCTTTACCTAAATTTGGAAGGCTTTGGCCTCCTGTTGCACCCGACACAAAAAATGCAAGTGCTGTAACACCAGATGGTACGGTGTATGTTGCACTGGCTGTGATGGTGCGAATACGAACAGCTTTTAATACGTCACCACCCAAAGCAACAGTGCCAGATGCATCTGGGAACGTGATGGTCCTGTTGCTCGTTACCGCCGCCGGAGCGGTCAGTTCAACATAGTTTGACCCGTTGTCCGTGTCTTCAGCAAGGCGCACTCGGCCCTGAGTGGTGGAAGTCCCACCAACATCAATCAGACCATCGCCATTGATCGTTACTGGCATGTGTTACTCCTCACTCATAAAGAATGTTGATTGATCCGGCGTCGAAGGTGTCTGTGCCGTTGACGGTTGTAATGCGGACGCGGTCGAGGGTGGCGGAGAGGGTTTTGTTGCCTCCTCCCATAGCCATCGTTGAGGCCCCTTCTTGTTGCACTAATGACGAAAAAGACCATACTCTTGTGGAAGCATCCAAAAGACAAATGGTAGCGTTTCCGCGTAAAAAATAAGAGGCTGACCCCAACCCAGACAATGCTAAACCCGTTGTCTGACTAACCGTTGTTGTATTACCAGTCCAAGCAGCAGACGTATATCCTGTGTTTTCGATCCCTGATGAGGTTCCAAGCTGGATTAGCAAAATTGATGAGCCGTTCGTGCTCACCCCGTTAAACATCACCGTAATGCGCCGCACCCACGACGGGATGCTCAAGAAGTCCAAGCCAACAATCGTAATTGTTGTGGAAGACACGGTCTGTGATGCACTGACGGTGTATGTCCCGGTGTTGCCTGTGCCTGTGCCAAGCGCGGTGATGGTAGTGCCTGCCGTTACGCCCGTGCCCGTAATCACTTGACCCACTGCAATCGTGCCGGATGCGACAGCCGTAACCGTCATGGTCGTGCCACTGATCGACGCTGTAAATGATGTGGTTGCGGTTGAGACAGAAGTGCCGGGGATGATCTGGCTGTTTGTCGCGCCAGCGAACGGATACCACGTTGTGTTGGTCAAGCGGTAAATGAACGACTCGGGCTGGTTGGCCCTCATGGTCATCGTACCCCCGACCAAGGACTGGCCGGTGTTGCCCTGCACAGTCAGAGCGGTGATCTGCTGCGTGGACTCGATGGTGATGACCATGCCGTCTGCCGGGGAGGCAGGCATTGTGATCGTGCCGGTGGCCAGCGTGCCCGCTGGGTTGGCGATCAGAGTTGTGGTACCCGCTGCAAAGGTGTACGAGAAGCCCGTCGTCAGGACTTGGAAGTCATACGACTGCAAGACGCCGTTGGTGCCGCTGATTGCTGTTGGCATGATTGTTCCTTAAAGGTCTTGAGTGCCTTGAGACAAAGGCTGTTCACTTGCAGGTAGCGGCGCAGGTTTCGGTTCATTTGTCACGCACTCAGTGCCGTTCCATGTGAACCCGATTTGTGCTTCGCCCATGCGCTGTACCAACACCCAATCGTTGATGGGGGCATCCCAAAACCACACCAGCGCCATCGTGGTCGATTGCACCAGCATCAGGTATCCGGCAGGCGGCTGCCATGTGTTGGGGTTGCCGTCCCATAGGCAGACGTTGTCCACCACGTTAGTGGATTGATTGATCATGAGATAGTTTTGGACTGTCATGCTGATCACCATTCAAAAATAACTACGCCTGCACCGCCAGCGCCGCCTGCTGTGCCTGTCCCGGAAGCAGTTACAGCGCCACTGCCGCCACCGCCATAGTTGCCGCCAGCTTGTCCCGCAACACTTCCACCCAATGTAACTGCCCCCCTACCGCCAGCACCCAAAGAAGAAGACCCCCCAGTACCTGACATTGATGTAAAGGTACAACTAACGGGGGGAAGAACTGGATACATCGCAGCCCCACCACCTTGCCCAGTTAAATTAATTGTGCCGCCTGATGCAGAGCCACCCGATGCACCAGATGTTGCGGTTCCGGCAGGGTTGCCACTACTCCCACTCCCGCCGTTTCCGGTTATTGTTGAAATAGTTTGAGTGCCGGATGCGACAGTCGAATTACCTCCAGTCCCACCATTCCCCCCTGCTGTAGTTCCCGCCGTTCCAGCACTACCAACTGTTACCGACAAGGTATTTCCAGGCGTTAAACTTGTTAAGTACGAAATTGCCGTACCTCCGCCACCACCACCGCCGCATCCCGCTGCTGAAGTTGATGTTCCGCCACCACCACCGCCCCCGCCAACAACGGTGATTTTTAGCGCGGTAACGCCGGTTGGGATTGTGAACGTGCCGTTGGATGTAAAGACTTGGCCCCTGGTGCCGCCTGCAATATCGCTTGTCAAAGCGACAGTGCCAGTTGAATCGGGCAACGTGAGGGTTTGGTTGTTGTTGGAGTTTGGCGATGCAACCGTAAATATGCCGGTGCCGCCGACATTTCCAGAAAGACGTACTGAACTCATGTTCGCTCCTTAAACCACTACCCAGCTTGAGCCGGTAGTTACAGTTACCGATATACCGCTGTCAATTGTGACGGGGCCAAATGTACCGGCGTTGGTTGCTGCTGGGATGGTGTAGTTTGCGGTCACGGTTTGACCGTTCTCAAAGAATATCTGATCAGAGCCACCACCCGTTGCGCCGCCAGAGCCGCCAGCAACTTTGACAAAATCACCAACCCCTGAGTCCCATGCCATCAGGGCTGCCTGCCCAGCCGAGACAAATGCACCCGTCGTGGGGCTGCTCGGGCCGCCGCGCAAATACACCAGGGAATCTGAGTTGTTGATCACCACATACATCTTGCTCTGCTTAGGAGCGTTGATGTAGCGCGTAGCGCCCGGTGTCCCGGTGGCAATCAGGATGGCGTTCCTGGCTTCGTTTGCAGCGCCACCTGCGGTGGTGGTCAGGGTCCAGTCGCCAGCCGTCACACTGGCGGTTGAAAATTGAGCAATCGCATCCTCAACCAGTTGTGTAAGCTGGCTGTTTACGGCGGTTCCCCATGTATTTACAAGGCTGCCCGTTACGGGCTGGATCAGCCCGAGTAGCGAAGTGTATGCGGATGGCATTTAAGGCTCCTTTGTGTCGATATTGCGCCAGCCAGCGTCAGCCGAGGTTGAAACATTTTGCCACGAGGAAGGTCCCGTGTCATCAATGACTACCCACCCAGCGCTTTGGGTATCGACGATCAATTCCCATTTCAAACGAACCATGATCTGGTCCGCCGCGTTTACGTTCTCTTGGATCAGGGAAACAAACGCCACAATGACCGCAAGTACTTCTTCTGCTGTGGCTGACTCATCAACACTTACAGCAAACCCGGCATTAGCAACTACCGTTTCCGCGCCAACAGCCGACTCCGAGACCGAGGCACCAAAAGTCAGACTTGTTGCCACTGCGTCATCTGCCTGAGCACTTTCGAGCACCGCACCAAAAAAGGTGAAGCTGGATGCCGTTTCGTCCAACCCAGCCGCAGACTCAGCGATTTGAGTGGAATACACCGGCACAGAGGACACAGTCTCCGACCCCGTCGCGTTCTCAGAAATCTGGGTGGAGTACGTCGGAACGCTGCTGATGGTGTCGGTTCCAGTCACAGTTTCCGTGACGCTTGCTGGGAACGTGGCCGCACTTGCCACTGTGTCCGTACCAGACGCACCCTCATCCACTACCCCGAACAGGGCATGTTGGGTGAACGCGAAGTCCGCACCTTGAGCGGTCTCGTCAATTGACGAGGTCAAAACTGCACCCGCAACTACAGCGTCAGTGCCTGTCGCGCTCTCAGAAATGCTGGTCGAGTAGATGGGAACAGACGAAACGATGTCTGTGCCGGTTGCGGTCTCATCAAGAGAAACAAGAAAAGTTGCTGCCGCAGAGACCGTATCCGTGCCTACCGCAGACTCAGAAACCGCTGCAAGAAACGAGGCGCTGGCAGCTTGAGAATCTGACCCAGTCGCGGTCTCAGAGACAGACGACAAAAATGTAACGCCGCCAACTACGGTGTCATTACCAGTCGCGGACTCGGAAACGGAAGCAGGTAAAGTTAAAGCCGCTGAGACGGCGTCAGTCCCGGTAGCGGACTCAATGACTACAGCGGCAAATACGTTCCCCGCCAGCGCGGAAATCGCTGTTGTTGAGAACGCATGGAAGCCAAACATCAGACAACCGTCCAGTTTGAACCGGAAGGCACCGTCACCGTCACACCACTTGCAATCGTGACCGGCCCGCCGCTGATGGCATTGTGTCCATCATTGACCGTTGAGGACTGCGTTATGACGGCTTCGTTCTCGATATACCCCATGCCGCCGATGACGGCCCTTCCTGCGGGGTAGTCACAAAACACATCCTTGGTACCAGATGAGAAGTTGACCTTCGCCCCAGAGGCGCTGGAGGCAAGCACCGTGTCCCGAGACAACGTTGTGCCCGAGGCTGTGTATGTGCCTATCCCCACCTCCCACTCAGAGGTGCCCTGGCCCGCGATGGTGTAGTACGTGGTGTTGGCGTTGCCGATGGCAGCAAAGGTCTGAAAACCCGTAACTGCCCCCGCCAGTGTCACCGATACGGTGCCGGTCGTTGTTGTAGTCTCACGGACTCGATCCGCAAGGACGAAGGGCATGTCAAGCCCCCGTCAGTTGGTCTTCATCAAACCAGCGTTGCTGAGTCACACCGTTTGTGTCCGTCCACTCGACGAGATACTGGATCACGCCGCTGTCGTCCATTCGCAGTGCCAACACTGGGCCTTGCGGCATGACGTTGGTGAGCTTTACAACATCACCCTTTTTGAATGCGGTGGCCATGTGCTCTCCTTATGCGGCATCGAGACTGAAAGTGTAAGTGACGGTCAGCGTATCGCCGTTGACCACCGAGCGATCCCCAGGCGACTGGAAATCAGAGGCCGAGAACAAAATGCCAGTGGTGCCGCCCTTGGTATTGTTGCTAGTCAGAAACGCGCCGCCAACGGTTGTGGTGCCGTTGATGCTGAAAGTGGCGGGAGAAGCCGAGTTGGTGATTACCGACGGGTCCGCCGTGGTGGCGGTGCCAAACGTCACAGCCGGACGAGTGGCTTGGCTGTAGGCTGTCACTTCAGTCCAACCAATATGGGACGCCATCGTGTCACCGGCAGCAGGGCTGTTGGTAGCGCCAGAGCCGTACAGGCCAATGTACCAAACGGCTGTGTAACCAGAGCCAGAAAAGTACTTGGTGTTCATGTCTTGCAGGCCCTCGTTGACCACAAGGTTGTGGTTTTCCTCGGCCCACTTCAAATTCCCATCCTTGTCAAAGCACTGAACGGTGAACACGCCACCGGCTTTAAGTTTTTCGTTGAACATGGTTGCTCCTTAAATGAGGCGGATTAAAGCAGATGTGCTGGTGTTGGCGGGCATCTGCACGGTGAAAGTGGTGGCTGATGTTTTGTCAGACCCAAAGTCCAACACGCACACAGCGCCGTTTGCTCCAGATTTGTAGATCAAGGCACCACGGGCCGTGATTGCTCCCGTCCACGCTGGAGACGAGAAGTTGATGTACGTGATGCTGCCGCTTGCGGTGTCTTGACTTAAAACTGTGGCCGTGACAATCTCTCCACCCGCAACGTAATCGCCGCCAGAGGCTTCGCCGGTCGAGGTGTACTCGGTGGTGGTCTGGTCCAGCGTGGCTGAGTTGGTGTACAGCGCCAAATAGAACGTGTCCGAGGCGAAGTTGATCGTGCCGTTGGCAAGACCAGACCGCAGCGTGTTGCAAGAATAATTGCCAGTGAATGCCAATTACATCACCCCGTTATTCTGCGGCAGGGGCGGCACACGGAACTGCCCACTGCGGTATGCGTCACTGCGCTCCAGGCCATCACCCAGACGTTTAGCCAGGGCCAGGGCTTCTTTGTACTTGCCGTCGTACAAGGCCATCATATCGGCCTCACCCTTCATGTAGGTGTAAGCCTCAACCAGAGTGCCGTAGAGCAACACGCTGTCAAAGTTGTCGCCCAGCCAAGAAGTGCCCTCAGCGTTGAGCACGGACAGCACTGGGGCAGAAAAGCCCGATCCCGTACCACCAATAGAAGATGCCGCCGCAGACATGGTGTTGCCAACCACATACTTGCTGCCGTACTCAGAAATGGTGACCGAGAACACAGAACCCCCAGCGACCACAATCGTGGCCT